TACAGAAGAAAGGGGCTGGTTATTGACATGATATACAAACTATACAATGCATTAAAACAGCCCCTTATACACAAAGGGCAACTATGTAACGGAGACATAGTACACTTCACTGATGGGGGCATAGCCAGTAATTATATAGTTATGGACCTGAAGGGAAGCTTCTGTACAATTCAACATGCGTGGGATAAGTATAGATACTACGACCATGTAGAGTTTACAGAAGGAGTGGGCTGGGGCTGGGAATCAGAAGGAGGATCGAGGGCATGATAACTAAAATGTATAATGAAATGGGACAACCTATAAAGTATAAGGGACAACTCTGTCTGGGAGATATAATATATTTCGCTAAAACCCACGACTTTGGGGGATATAAAGTTATTAAATTAGAGGAAAATACAGGTATAGTTAAATATACAGAGCTCGGGGATGAATTCCCTGTATCCTTTACAAAAGTGGGCTGGGGGTATGTGACGAGATGATATCTAAAATGCATAATAAACTAGGACAGATTATAAAGTATAGAGGACAGCTCTGTGTAGGAGATGTAGTCTGGTTCACTAATAACAGCAGTTTCGGTGATTATAAAGTTATTAAATTAAAAGGAAATACAGGTACAATTAAACATATAATGCACGGGGATTTATTTGATGTAAAGTTTGTAGAAGGAACGGGCTGGGGGTATGTAATATGATATACAGCCTATACAATGAGATGAGACAGACTATTAATTACAAGGGGCAACTCAGTGTAGGAGATATAGTATCTTATACTTCCAGTAGCAACGCCTGTGATTATAAAGTTATCGAACTGAAGAAAAACATAGGTATGATTAAGAACACACGGAATAAAAATGTATACTACTGTATTAGATATATAAAAGGAACGGGCTGGGTGGAGGTAACGACATGAGAAAACTTAGTTTGATGTACAATGAAATGGGACAGCGTATAAAATATAAGGGACAGGTTAGTGTAGGAGATAAGATACATTTTATAAGCAGCGGACATATAATATATAAGGTTATAAATCTAAAAGATGATATAGGCATAATTGAACGCTATAAAGATACATGGGATATAGACTTTGTAGAAGGTAAGGGCTGGGGCTGGTGGTCCTTCTTGGGGGAGTCATATGACATACGTATTGTATAATGCAATGAAGCAGCCCATTAAACATAGAGGACAACTGAGTAAAGGGGATTTAGTGCATTTCAGTGACGATTGGACCCGTATGTTTAGAGTTATCCAATTAAAGGATAATATAGCTGAAATTAAACTAAAGCATTCCAGCTACTGTTACTTCATACAGTTTGTAGAAGGAACGGGCTGGGGCTGGGGAGTAGAGTATGATGTTCTTAATACATAATGAACTGGGACAGCCCGTTAAACACAAGGGTCAGATCAGTAAAGGGGATTTAGTGCATTTTGAGGATGGCACCGACAATTACTACATAGTAGTCGCATTAAAGGTATGTACAGGTGAAATTAAACATATACTTTCCAAATATGCTTATAGTATACAGTTTAAAGAAGGAGTGGGCTGGGGGTATGGAACATGACATATGTACTGTATAATAGAATGAACCAGCCCGTTAGACATAAGGGACAGATCTGTCTGGGGGATATAATACGTTTTAAGGAAGACAATACATGTGATTATAAAGTTATCCGATTAAAAGAAGATAAAGGTAACATTAAAAATATCCGTAATGGATATAACTTTCATATGTATTTTATAGAAGGAAAGGGCTGGTGCTGGAAGACATGACATGTCAACTGTTTAATGAAATGAATCAATGTATTAGATATAGAGGTCAGTTAGTTGTAGGAGATGAAGTAACGTGTTACGGTGTTCCTCTCAAAGTTGTCCGGATAACAGGAGACAGAGGAGGAGTTGAATATATGAATGACACTGATCACAGTGTACATCTTATAAGGTTTATAGAAAGAGTGGGCTGGAGATATATAGGACAGGAGTAATATTTACAGCCCGGATAACATAATATCTTTGAAAGAAGTTACTACAAAGGGTATATTTATATAATATAAAAAGGAAATATACAATGGAAATAGATTTTAAAAGTGTTCCCCCTAAAGCGTGGATAATCCTATCTCTCGCTATCTTCTTACTGTCTGTGGCAATAGGCTATTCCTTTATTATGGGATGGAGTAAAGTAGGGACAGTCAAGAAGGGCTGGAGTAAGGTGGGGCTGGAAGAGCATGCTGTAGAGAAAGAAGTCAATAAGATATGGAAAACTAAGAAGTAACTATATATTATATATATAGTGTTTATAACAGGAGCTATTATGCTATTTAATATATATAATGAGACGAGACAACTTATTAGACACAGGGGCCAGATATGTGTAGGAGATACAATATCTGATAATCCCGGTCTTTTCGTAACAGCTATGCGAGTTGCATATGTTAATAACAAGAAGGGAATTGGACAAGCGGTGTCAACTATGGGAGGACCCAGTATACCTCTGACATTCGTTAAAGAGCGGGGCTGGTTTTTTGTAATATGTTAAACAGGAGCTATTATGCATTGTACATTATATAATGAGATGGGGCAGCATGTTAGACATAAAGGACAGATAAGTGTAGGAGATTATGTATCTAATAATCCTGAAGCTTGTATAAATAGACCTATGGAAGTTACATATATTAATGACAAAAAGAATCGTGGAGAAGCATCGTCTTATACAGGATGTGTAGCCCTGATATTTGATGAAGAGTCGGGCTGGTTTTACGTAATATATTAAAAGAGGAACTATCCTCTTTTTTAACTACAGGATAAATAAATGAATAAGATAGCATACTACGAAGGATATATGAATAAGGAAGCCTCCAGAACAGATATGTATCTAAAAACTATGGGAAGATTACTTCAAAAGGTTAAAGGTAAGGATAAACATTTTAAAGGAGCTATACCTATATTTTTAGATTCTGCCAAACAGACATTTAATCTTCCCAGAGGGCATAAGGATATTTCAGCAGCCGCAAAACAACTCATAGATATGAAGAAGAAGGGGCTGAATACAGAAGTAGGAAAGATGCTTATCGATACTACTGATATTATGTCTTCAATATCAAGAAAAGCCGAGAAAGCCAAACTTGCTGAAGCAGGTTCTTTACTAAAATAAAAAGGATAAATAATGAATAAGATAGCATACTACGAAGGATATATGAATAAGAAGGCGAAAGAACTTATAGAAGGCGGTAAAGCCGACGGTAAGGATACACAGGATATAGCACAGGAGAAGCAGGTAGATCCGGAGAAGATAGAAGAGCAGACTCAGAAGGGTCGGGCTGTAGAGCTGGAACATACAGATACACCCGATGTAGCAGAAGAGATCTCACAGGATCATCTAGACGAGATACCTGATTACTACAATAGACTCGAAGACATGGAAGACGATGCTAAAGAGGAGAGTACGCTGGGAGACCCGGGGCCTGATGATATCAAAATGATATTGGACTTTATGGCCACACAGGAGAATCTGGACGACGACAATGCGCACGAGTTTTATAAGTCTCTGGGAGTCGATCCGCACGAAGGGGAAGAGATAGTCTATTCAGCCCTTCAAAAACTATTAAAGATGTATCCGGATGCTCTCAACGATACTCCAATACCAGAGCAGGAAGTCGAAACAGAAGAAGAGTAATAGTAAAGTAGTAAGATTTATAGAAGGGGTTACACCCCTTCTTTTAACTATAGGAAAATATAATGTCGATAAAACTTAAAGAAGGTACTACCGAAGATATAAGACTGGACCGTATAGAGAAGTTTGATGAAAGAAGTAAACAGTTCCCTATAACAGATATCCTGACAGCGAAGAAACCCCGCTCCTATACATGGAGATGCAGGGCATGGCTGGATCAGAAAAATGAGGGGAGGTGTGTGGGTCATGGAATAGCGCATGAATTAGCAGCCCGTCCCGCGGAAGTACAGGGGCTTACTCATAAGTATGCTAAGGAACAGATATACTGGGAAGCGCAGAAGATAGACAGATGGCCCGGAGGAAGTTATCCCGGAGCCTCTCCTGTCTACGAAGGCTCCAGTGTTCTGGCAGGTGTCAAGATAGCACACAAGCTGGGATGGATGGAAAGCTATAGATGGGGATTCGGGCTGGAAGACCTGATGCTCGGAGTAGGATACAACGGACCTGCTGTATTGGGAGTACCGTGGTATAAGGGAATGTACAGCCCCAACAGCGAAGGATACATCAAAGTCACCGGAGACAGATTAGGCGGACATTGTATACTCTGTAACGCAGTTAATATTAAGAAGGAACGATTCACACTGCACAACAGCTGGGGTAAGGGCTGGGGTATGGATAGTGAATGTTATATTAGTTTCGAAGATATGGGTAAGCTCCTTAAATCCAGAGGCGAGTCTGCATTCTTCGTGAAGAGACATAAAATAGCACGAAAGGTGACATAATGAACAAACTAGCATATTATCAAGCGTACATGAATAAGCTGTCGGAGATCGATCCGGAGCAGCAGGAGTTTACAAGAAAAGGTAAGAATTATTCAGATGTCGGAGCCATTGCCGGAGGTGTCGGAGGATCTGTAGCCGGACTTAAAATGGCTGGGAAAATAAAGCATCCCCTTCTGGCAGCACTTGCTCAAATAGTTCTCACAGGCGGGTCAGCCTACGGAGGATATAAGGCCGGAGGCGCTCTGGAGAATACCCGTAAGATGAATTACGTCAAGGGATTATCCAATGAAAGCCCTTTTAAAGGTAGATATATGTCCGGAGAATACGATAAAGAAAGAACAGATCTTCTAGATAAATATAAGATGCTGTGGACAACATATCGTAAAGAGAATGTAGGGCCTCTCAAACATAAGGCTATTAACTTCAATAACAAAGCTAAAAGAAAAGATCCTGAAGGATATCAAATCCTTACAGGAGATAAAAACCCTCCTAAGGTATAATATGAATACTATTGAAAAAGATCCGGCTGTTACTAAAAAGGAATTATCCTACATTCTTGGAGGTACTGGCCTAACAGGAGCAGGCCTGGCCGCAGGGAAAGCATCCCGAGATATACAGGATATCGGGATGCACCTGACAGACTGGGAAAGAGGTACAGGTCTATTGGGAGATACTGAAGTTCCCAGTCTGGCTTCCTATAACAAAGCTCTTAAGAAGTATGTTAAAGGAGGTCGGGAGACTCTGCGCAGTAAGATACTGGGCATGCCTGTCCCCCTCTGGGCTATAAAGGGTAAAGTATCTGCTGGAGCTAATGCGGCTATTTTAAGAGATAAGCTCACACTTAAAGCGATGCGGTTGACAAGATCTAATATCCCTCAGGAAATCTGGGACGCCGCTTACAATACTAAGCATATTACAGATGAAAAAAATAGTCTTCTACACCATTACAATATGTTCTATAAGTCCAATCAAAAAGCTACTAAGAAGTATATGTTCAATAAGCATATCTGGGATGCTTTCGGAGAAGATATACCGGAACATTACAAATTTTTAAGTGATATGGATGTTCCCCTATCTGCAAGATTATCCAAACTTAATAAGATGAGTCCGGAAACTTACAAAAAGGTAGTGGATAAATTAAGACATGCTTTTTTGCAGATAGGGGGGAGTGCTAAAGATAGTTTACGTGGGTGGTCTTCCGTATATTCACAGACTATCAATCCGACTATAAACAAAATATTCCCTAAACTTAAAAAGGCAGGGCTGGGAGCTGTTATTGCCGGAGGAGCTATGACTATCTTGGGACTGGCTGCTTTGTTACGCAGGAAACAGGGAGAGAAATCTGTTCTTAAGAAAGCTTCCGAAGGTATAGCAGATAATACAATCATACCTGCCGCCGGATTAGTAGGTGGTACAGGACTTGCAGCTCACGGAGTAGGAACTATCAGGCGTCCTCTTAATGTAGGGCTGTCTTGGGGGGAACAAGCTCAGTGGGGTGCGGGACATAAGACTCCGGGGAAAGTCCTGGAAAATATGCTAGAGGGTCTAACAGCTAATGATAAAAGAGTTAAACTTATTAAAGACATAAGAGGTAAAGCAGGGCTGGTCCCTGCCAATCTATCCAATACTCCTTTCGATCTGTATTTCTCCACAGGGATGGGAGCTGCCGTAGATTCAGGAGCTATTGAGAACCCATTTCGAAGACTTATAGGAGGACATCAAGTAAGTAATGTGAGTCGTAAAATAGCTCCTGGAGGATATGTGGGATACTTAACAGACGCAGGTGAAATGGCAGAAACCACTCCTTATAAAGAACAGAAGGTTATAAGAAATCATAAAAAGCCACTGATTAAAGATAAAATGATAACCTGGGGAGATACTGGAGATACAGCTAAAGATATGAAGCAGTTGATGACATCGGATAAGGGCCCTTCTTTATTGGATATAGGTGTGACTAAGAAAATCTCCACTATAAGTAAAGTAGATGCTCTTAACAAGATAATCCTTAATAACCCCGATGTAGCTATCAGCCCCAAGAATAGCATGTTGTTTAAAAACATAGGTAATAAACGTATTGTTACAATAGTAGGGTCAGGCCGGGGAGACCAGGTGGCATACAGAGCTTTGAAATTAAGAACAGCCCTTAAGAAGATAGGCAGACTGGATGATGTACAGATAGTGGCTGTAATGGCGGGAGGGACAAGTCCTCTGGGAGGCTTAGTGCATAAACTGCCGGATATTATAGGTTTCGACAGACTCCCCAGAGATGCATATATTGCCACCCAGCGTATCAGTGATACCATTATAGGAAGTAGCGGTACATCTTCTTTATTCGAATCTCTGGGCTTACCTTCTAAACTTATATTACACCCAGCCCAGAATGCTTTAAGGGATTTAGAATTTAAATTAATATCCAAGCCAGGTACTATACCCAACATGTTGTGGAAAGATTTTCCGGGAGATTCGAAAAAAGCTTTAGAACGTATGACGCATGTGGATCTTGATTGGTGGAATAAAGGTAATAAAATACTGGCGAGTAAGTATAAGGGAGTATCTATGGCCCAGACTCCCGAGGAATGGATTAAAGTTATTTTTGATGACAAGGTATCTGAAAAGGATCTGGTTATAAGGAGCAGGCAGTTACTCAGGAATATGTCTAAAGGAGCAGGTAAGTTAAGGAAGACACATTTACCTAGACTTATCAGGAATGCTAAACGTATGAAGACATTGAGGGGAGCAGGCCTGTTGGGGCTGGCGAGTCTTCCTATAGGATATTCTGTACACAAACTTATAGATATACTCAGAGATAAGAAGGAGAAAAGAAATGAACAAGACAGCCTCCTTCCGTAACTTCGCAGGAAACATACACGACTATGCCAGAGCTACGGGACTTACTATGTCCCAGCTGCAGAGTAGGAGTGCTAAGGCTCGTAAAGCTAAAGAGGCTCTTAGGGCTGTTATACCCTACGACTTCTTCAAGACCAGAGAAGGACTCAAGTATCTTGCGGAGACTACAGTAGGATTCGATACAGACGCTTTATCCAAACTCAGAAAGATAGGATCTATGCACAAGACAGCATACTACATGGGATATATAGGTAAGACTGCTTTGGACCTGGATATAAATAAAGGAGATATTCTTTTAGGCGGAAGGTTCAAGAACAAACGGATGGAAGTTAAAGATATAGGGACAGACGAACTGGGACAGCCCACAGTCAACGGTCGAAAGCTTCTAAGCTTCCGTATCGAGAAGAAACTTCCTAAGAACAAGCAGAGCAAGATAACACAGGAGAAGCTTAATTAATCTCCTTTTATTGGCATTATATACTAGAAATATATAACTCTAATTTAAAGGAGGAGTATGAAAGATAAATTAAAGATAGGAAATGATACAGAAGTAGCTGGGAAAATGATATCATTTGAACCGGGAAGTTCTTGTGAATCTCTTACATTTGCCGAATTTAGCGGAATACTCAATACTATTAAAATAGAAACTGAGGGACGCATATATACTTTTAAAGATTGTAGTTTTTCAATTAACATTAAAAGTTTCGATTATAGTGTAGAATGCAACAAAAAACTTATAAAGGAGAGGGATTATGAAGAAAGCAAAGAATGCTAAAGAAGCATGGGATATGCAGGAGATGTACAAAGATAAGCCACACGGTTGGATACAATGGAAAGGTACAGATGTCTGTATGGATATCCATTGTAAATGCGGCGCTTCTTGTCATATAGACGCCGATTTTGCTTATAACGTAAAGTGCATGGGATGCGGTACCGTGTATATGTGTAATGGACATATAGAGCTTATCGAGCTCGAAGAAACTCCGGTACAATGTGTTGTTAACGCATCTGTTTGTTAATTGAGAATATGAAAGGAGAAAATATGATTCTACCAATAGAGGAAGCTAGAAGAATATACAAAGGAGCTATAATACATAAAACAGCCCTGATAGAAGAAGGAGCTGAAATACATGAAGGGGTTGAGATAGGCGCTCATACTATAATACATTCTAAAGCTATAATACATTCTAAAGCTAAAATATGTAAAGGGGCTATAGTGTATGCGGGGGCTGAAATAGCTTCTGAGGCTAAAATATGTAACGGGGCTATAATATATACCGGAGCTATAGTAGGTACCGGAGCTATAGTAGGTGACGGAGCTATAATAAATGCTAAGTCTAAAATATACGCAGAGGCTAAAATAGGTGCGGGGTCTGAAATACTTGCGGAGACTATAGTAGGTGACGGAGCTGTCGTACACGAGGGAGTTATAATAGCTAGGGCTGTAGTACATTCCAAAGCTATAATAGGTAAGAAGGCTGAAATAGGTATAGGAGCTATAATACAGGAAGGGGCTGAAGTAGGTGCCGGAGTTATAATAGGTGCCGGGGCTGTAGTACATGTTAAGAAGCATGTATTTCTAGGAGGTACTTGTAACGAAAGTACCTGGCGGAATAGAATGATGATACATCTTAGTGAGGACGGGCTGGATTATTATAATCCGGTGGTCGAAGACGACGGGACACTTGAATGTATGCGGGAGGAATTGAAGCAGAGAGAAATATGTGACTACTGCTTGTATACAATAACTCCTAAGATGACAGGTTCTTATGCTGTTGCTGAAGTAGTTGATGACAGCAACAAACGTCCCGACAGAACAGTTCTGGTAATATTAACAGAGGATGGTGACCGGAAGTTCACAGAGGGTCAGTTGAAGTCTCTTGGGGCTGTAGCTACTATGGTGAAGAATAATGGGGCTGTATACTTCGATAATTTGAAAGAAGCATCGAAGTATATGTCCAGAGATAAATAAACAGAAGGGGTATAACCCCTTCTTTTAACTAAAGGTAAGAAAATGAGTAATGCAATACGAGGAGTTAGAGACGGAACAGGCCCTTACAAAGGATCTGCTGTTAAATCTGTAAGCGATAAAGGACGTAGACAACTGACGGGACAGCCCTGCCCTTACGATCCGAAAGTAAAAGAGATACTTGATAAGTACAGAAGAATCTATAAAAAGAAAGTTTAACGACTTTCTTTTAACTGTAACACAATAAATATTGTATACGAATAAATTAACAGGTATATTATATCAACAGCAATTATTAAATTTAAAGGATAAGAAATGAATAAGATAGCATTTTACACAGGATATATGGATGTCATCGAAAAAGAAGCCGGGCCTATACAGATGGCTAAAAGCTATGCAAAACATATGGGCAATGCTAACGTTAATAAATTGAGAGAAGCTCTAGAAAAGATTAAGGCCGTTACAGGAAGATATGTGCCCCCGCCTGTTTTAACACAAGCAGGTGCAGATGTAGCTAATGCAGAAGACATGCAGAAGTTAGTTAGATATGGTACTGGTGCAGGAGTAGTAGCAGCTGGTGCAGGTATTGCTCAGGCAACTAAAGGGAAGAAGAAAGATAAGGATAAATAATGGATAAGATAGCATTTTATACGGGATATATGGAGCTTGATAACCTTACCAAAGAATCTGGACTCATTACAGATGTCGCTAAAATTCCTTTTAAGGCTGGAGGTCTGGCATTGGAAGGGCTGGGGGGCGCTATTATAGGAGGCGGGAAACTAGGCTTAAAAAGTGGGAAATTAGCGGGTAAAGGAGCTCTCAAAAGTGGGAAGTTAGCTTTGAATAGTGGAAAACAGGTAGGTAAGGGAGTCAATGCAGCAGTCCAAGGAACTAAGAAAGCATTGATAGATGCTCCTATAGCTGTTGGAAGGGGAGCCGCTAATGCAGTTAAAAATGATTTAAAGATTGTACTTGATAAATTAAATAAAACTAAAGCTGTATCTGCCGAACCTAAGAAATTTAATAAAGACAAGTTAATTAGACAACTGGTAGGTGGTACAGCAGTAGCAGCTCCAGCTGCAGGTGTCGGATACGCTGTTAAGAAAAGCATAGATGCTGAAAAGAAATAATGTCTGAAGAAAAGATAGCTAAACAGACTATACCGAAAGACCCGTATAGTCTGTTCGAATTACCAGAGGAAGCTCTGGAGATACTAAGACAGTTCGAAGAAGGCACTTTACCGACAATGCCTTATTACAATGATACTACTATAAAGGATATAAAAGATGAATAAGACAGCGTTTTACTTCGCATACCACAACCCTAAAGAAGCTCTAGTTATATACAGAGAGCACTATGGGGAACCCGGGGCACTCGATAAAGAAGCTACAGAAAAGCTGGCTCTGGATATGAAGTTTCTAGAGAAGATATGGGCCGATCCTAAATACAAGAAGATGCTTCTAGGAGCTGGAGGCGCAGTAGCAGGTGGTCTCGGTGGTTACGCTATGGGCGGAATGAAGGGAGCCTTGGCTGGAGCAGGTTTAGGCGGTCTCGGTGGATTCTACAGCCCTGAGATGTACAAATGGATCAATAAACTTATAGCAGGTAAGACTAAAGCCCCAGACGCTAATCAGCAGTATGGAGCTTTTAATCCCCGTCAGAGACCTCTGGATATGCTACCTAACAGACAATATAAAGATGAACCTTCATATCAAAATAGATTCAGAGCAAGTACAGATGGGCCTATAGATTTTGATATAGGAGAGGCTAACTTTAAACCTAATCCATGGGAATTGAAGAAGTACTAAAAATAACAGGAGATTAATATGTCAGGAGATTTTGTACAGACTAACAGGAGCGGTGTGTTCAAAGAGCAGTCCAGTACCCCTGGAAAATATGAATCAGGGGATATGGGACGTACAGTACTTCCGGAAACATCAGGCCTCGGAGGATTTGGAGGCCCGGGAGAATATATGAAGTATCCCGAAGTAACAGTACAGAAATTTAATATGGATAAGGACGGAGTCGAGAAGACAGGAGAAGACACTGTTCCAGAGGTTAATTTTTTATCTCCTCCGCCGGATAGCTCTACTGCTCCTGATAGAGGTGTCCACGAGGCGGAGGAGATTCTTTCTCCAACAGAGGCTGTTGTAGAAGAGCCTGTCACTAAGAAGAGAAAGAGAACGTCTAAGAAGAAAGATATACCGGTAGAGAAGTATGTTCCTGTAACGATGGTGACATTCTCGGGAGATTTCGGAGAAACGACAGTGCCGTACGAGAAAGTATTCTTTTCCGGAATAACACTTGTTCTGATAGCGGAAACAGATGGATCGGTTATGCTATACAGCCCGCCGCGGAACGATGTAGGTTTTGATGTCGAGTTCGACAATAATACAGTAAGAGCGTATTCGGTTGGAATATCTTTTATGTTCCCGGATACAACTAAGAAAGTAACAGTTTTACTTGTGGATGGAAAAAATGATAGCTAAAGAGAACGATGAACGCAGAGTATGTCTGCATTGTAGTAATACCGTCGCAGACGGGACAGACTACTGTTCCCTCTGTAAGGAACTTTTATCTTATAACAAGAGAGAGATGAAGACTGCCTCCGAAGCTGTTGAACTGCCGGATACTTTAAGATCCTGTATAGACACAGCCGCATCTATCATCAAAGAGGGACTATAATGGCTAACTATTCACAATCCAATCCTTTCAGTCTTACACAGGATATTATCGGACAGAAAGACTTCGGCAGTCCTTTCGCTACATATGCCAGAGCTCATTACCCGAGGAATCTAAAAGAAGTATTCAACTGGGCGGAATATCTATGGCTCCATCAGGGAGTATATTCCAAAGCCATCCAGCGGGCTGTTCGCTACTTCATTACAAAAGTAGAGATAACAGGTACTTCCGATTTTAATATCAAGAAGAAGTATGCGGAGTTCCTTACAGACAATCTACACATTCTGGATGTCATGTCCCTTATGGGGGACGATCTCATGGCATACGGTAATTCATTCACTTCTGTATACAGACCTTTCAATCGTAATCTTATATGTAAAAACTGTAAGACAATGCATCCTATAGAGCAGGTAAAGTACGAGTGGGCTGATTTCGGCTTCGAAGGCCCCTGCCCTAAGTGTAATAAGAAGGGTAAGTTCCTTGTCAAGGATATACCTAACGAACAGGACGACCTCAGAATAACCCGCTGGAACCCACGATCAATAGAGTTGGAGTACCACGATATCAGCGGAGAGACCAGATATTACTACGAACCGCAGAGTAAGGTCAGAGGATACATTACAAGCGGTAATAAGATGTATCTGGAACATACTCCATGGGAGATACTGGATGCTATCGCTAAAGACGAAAAGTTTATGTTCAAGAAGGGCGAGATCTATCATATCAAATGCGAGGCCGCAGCTTCTCTTACTACAAAGATGAACGGCTGGGGACTTCCTCCGTTCCTTTCCAATTTCGAACAGGTCATCCATCTGCAGATGCTTACTAAGTACAACGAAGCCATCGCCATGGATATGATCGTTCCTTTTAGATTTATTTCTCCGGGTACCCGTAAAGGCAGTGGCCCGGGTAACGACCCTTTATTGACTATCGACAGCGGACGCTTCATGCGTTCTGTCGAAGGGATGATAAAACAGCATCGCAAGGATCCTACAGCTATACACTCGATCCCATACCCTGTGGAATATCAGGCTCTGGGTGGAGAGGCTAAGAATCTGGCACCTACAGAACTTCTTCAGCTTGCTCTGGACGAACTTCTTAATTCAATGGGGATACCTCAGGAATTCTATTCAGGTAACCTTGTACAGGGAGGACCTCCAATAGGTCTCAGAATGTTCGAAAGAACTTGGATACATTTTATCTCGCAGATGAATAACTGGCTGGACTGGATGATGGGACAATGCAGTAAACATCTGATGTGGGAGGATCTTGGAGCAGAACTTACCAGAACATCAGTATTGGAAGATGATCTTGTCAGACAGACCAAACTAAATTTACTGGGTGCTAACAAAGTATCCAATCAGACAGCCCTCAGTGCTTTCAATATCGATTACGAATACGAAGTCGATAAGATTCTTCTGGAACAGCAGATGTTCGACGAGAAGGCTGCAGATCTTGCCAGAAGTACAGGTAAAGATCAAGAGGGGCAGGCTATGATGGATCAGCCCGCACCTGCACCGGGTGGAATGGGTGGAATGCCTCCTCCGGGAATGCCGATGGATATGGCT